TGAATTAGTAAAAGTAGATGTGCAGTGTCCGTTGTGTGGTGATTGTTACCACAGAATGGTAAAGATTAAACCTTCTTCAATTCGTTGCAGAATGTGCAAAAAGTTTCTGCATTTGAAATGGACGGGCAACACGCCGACAAGCACGAATAAAGCAGGCTTTGGGAGATTAGCGTATGATCCGTATAACAACAACGAGGAGATTATGGAATTGAATGAGGTGTTCACAAAGACATGAAAGAACGATTGATTTTGAAATTTGAGTTGAACAGGAAACAGATGATCAACGCAAACGACAGACCTCACTTTCATCAAAAAGCTAAAATCACTAAGTTCTTACGGCAGTTAGCCGAATATGAGGGCAACAATGTACTGAGAGATTACTTTGGATTACCTTACAGCGAGGACAAGCCTTGCAAGGTCAAGGTTCGGATATATCCTCCGACAAATCGGAAGTATGATCCACCGAACTGGTCGCCCACAAGCAAGGCTTTGTTTGATGGATTGACAGACGCTAAGATTTGGACAGATGATAATTATAATGTGATAGTATCGACTGAGTTCATGCACGGTGGCAAGTCTGGAAATAAGAATTACAGAATTGAACTGGAGATTTATGAGTATCACGAGATATTGCAGAGGATAGTTGATGGGATTTGACAAAAAGGAATTGATAAAAGGTTATCAACACACGATCGAGCAAAACGAAGAGAAGATAATCGAGTATTCGAAGCCGTGCGATTCACGTAAGAGACGGATTAGAGCGCTGGAGCGCGATTTGTTGAAGAAAAAGAATAAAGAATTGAGACGGAAGGTGGAGGAGTTGGAAGATGAATAAGCAGGAAGCATTAAAACAAATTGAAGAGCAAAGAGACATGATTTTGGACCTACATGGTTGGGGTGTATTTGGTTATATCAAAGGAATTATTAATCAACTTGATGAACCGCAAAAAATTGAACTTCCGAAAGTTGATTTTAAAAAATCCCAAAAAGTCAAAGTTCCGCAGTGTGTGGCGGATTGGATTGAGAAATGTAAAAATAATTTTGGTTTTAATTTAAAAAGCGCTATGAATATAAATACCATCTTACATTACTCAGATGACTGTCACAAGATGATAGATTGGATTAAGGTTAATAGTAACCAAGAAACATTCGCTCGTGCATGGCTTGATGGCTACGATGTCGAGAAAGAGAAGCGGTACCTGGTTAAGATTAAAGCGACAAAACACTACATTGCTAAAGATGGAATTGGGAAAATATTTTTTTCTTTAGCATACAAAGAAAGTTTTACAAAAAAAGAACTAGAAGAAGCTGGCTTTGGCTGGGTTTTCTCTTGTGAAGGGATTGAGATTGAGGAGGTTGAGGGATGACATTAGAAAAAGGAAAAAGAGGTAATGAATCCATATGTTGTGAAAAAAATTATGAGAGATGAAAACTCTGTTTTTGATAAAGACAATAATTACCATAAGCAGAAGGAAAAAGAAAGACATAACCCAGTCTTTAAACGAAAGAATTCAAAAAAGTAAGGAGGTCACAGATTGAAACGAAAAAGCATATCTAAAGCCACTAGACAAAAAGTTTTAGACAAGTACGGTGGGCACTGTGCGTATTGCGGTAAGGTTTTGGACCTGAAAACTTTGAGAGTGGATCATTTACACCCTCACTATTTAGGAGGGGAAGATAGTTTTGATAATTATATGCCAGCTTGCTATCAATGTAATTTCTACAAATCTACTCTTCTGTTAGATGAATTCAGAGAGCAGATGTCTACCTTGCACGAAAGAATCAGCAAGCCATTTATAGCAAGACTTGGGTTAGATTATGGAATCATTGAAATCAAGCCTTTTGATGGCAAATTTTATTTTGAGGAGGAGACATGAAACGATTTATCGCAATATGGATTTTATTATCTGCTGGATTAAATATCTGGCAGATGGACAGGATTCGAGATTTGGAAGAGAAGAAGCCTATGGTTATCTATAAAGCGGATAACGCAGGCGCTGAAATCCATGGCAAAGTCCTTGAGAAAGGACGACATGGGAAGTTGTATACTGTCACAATTCGTGATTACGGGGTGTTTGTAGTTACGAAAGAGCAGTGGGACAAGGTAAAAGTTGGGGATGAGGTGTTGTTATGACGTTCGTGGAGCATAATAACCGCGAGAAGGCCAATAAATTTGCCGAGTATGTGACGGGTAAGCCTTTACGTCAATACTTAGCTCAAAAAGTCAAACAATATTGTGGTGAGAATGTATCTGTTTTTGATGGTGCAGCAGGATCTGGACAGCTAGAGCAGTTTATCAGTATGACTGATTTTCATGCGGTAGAAATTCAGGAGGAAAGTTGTGAAGCGTTGAAAAGCAATTTTCCTCATGCAGTCGTGAGTAATCAGAGTTTTTTCACTTATCAATCAGATATACAAGTGGATGCAATTGCAATGAATCCACCTTATTCTCTGAAATTGAAAGATTTACCAGAAGAAGACCAACAGGCTATTAAAGAATTGTTCCCGTGGAAAAAGTCAGGTGTTGTTGATGATATTTTTCTGTTGAAGTCGATGACCTACACGAAACGATACGGATTCTATATCATGTTTCCTGGTATTGCTTACCGTCAATCTGAAAGGAAATTGAGAGAGCTGGTAGGGAATAACCTTGTTGAATTGAATGAGATTCAAAATGGATTTGAAGACACATCTATCAACGTGATTTTCTTAGTCATTGACAAAGAAAAAAATAGTCCTGAGATTTCAAAAGAGATATATGACTGTAAGACCCAAAAGATTGAATACCAAGAATCTGATACATTGGATTCGGATTTTAGATGGGTTGCGCCAAGCAAGCCTGTAGAGAAGGAAGAAATAGACATTGACCAAGTAAATGCGGAACTAGACCAAATGGCAATCGACCACCTTGAAAAACATTTAGCTAGTCAATTGATGTTGATTCAGTTTTTTAATGCAGATATTGATTTAAAAGCTTTCATAACGAAATGCCACAAGGTCTTAGATGATTATTTATTGGCTTATAATTTTGCAGTAGGATTAGAATGAAACCAGACAATATAAAAAAGTATGGATTACTAGACGTTTGTGGCTTAATTCCAGGTAAGCGTGGTAAAGTTAGCGAAGGTGCATATTATATTTATGGCGCTGGTATGAAAGCAAAGGGAACTACAGATAAATTCAATTGTGAGAGCGACACAATCCGCTTGACTCGCAAGGGTACGGTTGGTGCTGTTTATTTTCATCGAGATCCATTTTGGATGGACGATGATAGCTTCAGAATTGAGCCAAAAGAAATGATAGATAAGCGATATTTATTTCACTGGCTGTTGATGAAACGGGAAGAGATAGAACGTTGTGCAGACGGCGACAATCAACCAGGGTTGTCACTAGCTAGATTGTCAAAGATAAAGATTGACGTCCCTGATATGGGATATCAGTTGAAAGTTGTTAAGTTGTTGGATGAAATGAGTGCAGATTTGGAATTTTTTATAGACAACATCACACAAACAAAGATGAACCAAAGCAAGGTTTTGAGTTACTATAACGAGAAAATCGGAATGGCTTTAGAAAGAGAATAAGAGGTATTACTATGAACACACTAGAAAATGTAAAACAATGGTTTATTGACCGTGATTTAGAAAACGGTGGACGGCTAGACAAGCAGTCTTTGAAATTAAGCGAGGAGTTCGGTGAGTTATGCGCAGGCTATCTCAAGAAGAATGAGCAGTTAACCAAGGACAGTATCGGAGATTGTGCAGTCGTAATTGTTGGGCTGGGCTTGCTGAGCAAAGTGGATGTGCAGGAGATTTTTGAAACATCAAGAAAAGATAATGATGTGATGACAAGCTTTTGTTTCTTAAATAAAAATATAAGCGAATTTCAATTTTATCAAGATTCTTTTGCTAGTGATATTTCTAAATTCCATTTGAAGCGAATGGTTGGCTACCTGAAATCCATCAGCAATGCACTCGGTTATGATTTTGAAGAATGTTTTGAACTGGCTTACCAAGAAATCAAAGACCGCAGGGGGCGTTGGATTGACGGTACTTTCGTCAAAGAGGAGGATTTGAGATGATTTCAAAATTTAGAGGGATGTCTGTTGAAGCATTTAACGAAGAGGAATGGAAGTATGGCTACTTGATTGAAGATGAAGGGTATTCATTTATTATCAATAAAGTTATTGAAGCTAACGAACAGTATATAACCATTGGTTCTTGGTGTCCAGTAAATCCAGAAACATTAGGACAATCAACAGGACTATTTGATAAAAACGACAAGGAAATCTTTGAGGGCGACATAGTCAAAATGTATAAGGATGTCTATTCTGAACCGACTTATTACGAGATTGTAAGGCATTATGGTGGAGCGTATCGTCTTGAATCTAAACAACACGGATGTGAATTGTGGTTACGACATACTGATTGTGAGGTTGTGGGTAATGTATATGAGAACAGAGATCTTTTGGAGGATAAGGAATGACAAATCTTTGGGAGGAGACCTTAGAGGTTTTAAGAGACCATGGCAAAACGTTTGAGGGTGTCAGATATATTCAAGGCTCAGACTTTAAAATCACTAAAGAAAATTTTGAGAGACTTGCCAAGCAAGCTAATTATCATAGCGGATACGGTGCAGCTCACGTTCCTACTGATTTAGCTATTGTTGGCAAAGGCTGGTGGTTAGAACGAGGAGAATATGATGGTTCTGAATGGTGGGATTTTAAAGAAACACCTAAACAAATCAACGAAGTCAGAAACATTTCTTGTCTTGTAGGCGGAATGTGGCCAACGCTTAAAGAATTGAATACCATCAACCCGATACAAGAAAGGCTTGAAGAAATGAGAAAAGAGAGGGGATCTAATGAACCCAGAAATAATTGACAACGTAAACAAACCAAATCACTACCAAGGCGCAAACGGTCTGGAGGCTATCGAGGTTGTGCATAACTTCGTTGGGGATCTTTCTGGAGTGTCTGCTTTCTTTTGGGGCAATGCAATCAAGTATATGCTTCGTTTCCAGAAGAAAAACGGTCTTGAAGATCTGAAGAAAGCACGTAAGAACCTTGACTGGCTAATCGAGGAGATGGAACATGAGAATTAAAACATTAATGGGTACAATCATCAATAAAAAGGAGTAAAAACAATGTTTACACAATACAATCATGAAACAGGAAAAACGACACTTACAAGACTTGCTAAGGGCTGTATCGTTACAGTTGCAGCTGTTGCTTCACTTGGGATTTTTCGTCTCACGGCTGTGAAACGTATCCCAGCTAATACAGTTGGAGTTAAAGTTAGCGCAATTGGAGGTGTGCAAGAAAACACCCTGCAAACAGGATATCATCTAAAAATGCCATTTATTGACAAAGTCTACACTTTATCGACATCTGTTCAAACAAAAACAATGGAGAAAATCACGACCCAAACTAAAGATGGTCAGTGGTTGAATACGAATATCGATGTGAAATATCGTGTCAATAAGGAAAAGGCCATGACGGTATTCTCTAATTACACAGACTTAGAAAACGTGAATAATAGTGTAGTATCTCCTGCTGTTCAGCGTGCTATTGAATCTGTAACAGGAAATTACGATATTTACGATATCCTCGGTAATAAGCGTACTGAAGTTTATGAAATGATCGACAAAGCTCTCAAAGAAAAATTTGAGTCTTACGATTTGGAGTTTGTTTCTTTCACGATTACAGATCAGGATGCTGGAGATGAGATTGAAGCAGCAATCAAAAATGAATCGGTCAAACAAAAAGAAATCGACACTGCAAAACAGGAACAGGAAAAAGCTAAGGTTGAAGCTGATACCAAGAAAGTTCAAGCTCAAGCAGAAGCAGACGCAGGTATCATCAAAGCAGAAGGTGAAGCCAAGGCCAACAAAGCTAAGTCAGATTCAATCACAGATAATCTTATCCGGATGAAAGAAGCAGAAGCTAGAGAGAAGCATGGCTGGGTCACTGTCAACGGTGCAGGTAGTGTGATCACGAATAAAGAATAAAATAAAAAAAGCCAAGACACACTCTGTCTCAGCTATAATCCAAACACTATTATTATAACATAAAGGAGACAGAGAGTGAACAAGGCTAAAGAACTCTTGAAAGAGTTGCAGGATCTGGACATGGACATCCAAAGCCGTATAGACGAAATCAATGAGCTTGAGGCAGGTTTGCTCTCAAGTCCTAAGTGGTCAGATGTCAAAGCCCAAGGTGGACAGACTAGAAAAGTTGATGATGTCTATACTCAGCTGGTAGTGATGAAAGAGGCTATAGAACAGGATACTAAAGAAGTTATTAACAGGAAAATTGAATTAGGTAGAATGATCAATAAGTTAACAAATCCGAAGCATCGGACAATTTTGAGAATGACATATATTACTAAAACGTATATCGAGGATATTTGTGATAAGTTATCAATCAGCAAGAGTTCGTATTACAGCATGCGTAAGGTTGCTATTGAAGAGCTGGAGGTAATTTTGGAATAATTTGGAATTTCTTGAGTTATCTTGAGAATATCTTGAGAATATGTGTTAATCAAAATAATCTTGATGTGCACTGTAACGATAATCTGTTAGAATGGTAGTGTCAAGAGTTGAAAAACGAGGTCTCAGAATTTGGTAGATGGTTACCTGAAATCAGGGTGTCGTAAAGGGCATTGAGGGTTCGAGTCCCTTCCTCTATTTCGTTCATTGACGTCTCCTTTATATTTATTATATTTTTCCGAGGTTTCGGCCTCGTTTTGGCGATGACAGGCGTAAAGTGATTTTCTCTCTAATGTATTTTCAAACTTTTCGGTTCGATTCCGGGCATCGCCGTTTGAGTAGTTGTGTCCCAGAATGGGGTAGGCAGTGAGCTTAGCATTCACATATTACTCATTAACTTATTAGAAGGTCGGCAGAAGCGACTGGACCTCGCATGGTTGCGTAGCTAATTATATTCCGGATAAGTTATAAGCTAGGCGGTTTGATTCCGCTAGAGGTTGTAAAGACTACAAAAAAAATAAATCAGAAAATTTATTTCTAATTAACACGCAAGGTAGTAGTCGTCTTGCAGTTGGAACGTAGCTCAGTTGGTGGAGGGATATGGCTATAAAGGGTCTGAAACGTAGGCAGGTTCGACTCCTGTCGTTCCAATTGTATCTCTGTGAGTAGCTATCACAATAGGGGTACAGGGCGGTAATTAGATTT